CTGGAGTTCGGGGTTCAAGAGGTAGATATATACCGAGCAAAATCGTGAGAAAGGAGGAAAGCACCATGGACAATAGCACCCACAAGTCAATCCTTCAGATGGCCCGCGGCGCAATCCAAGAGAGGGCTGACTATGAGATGTCCCGCCTGCTGGACAATATCCTGGATCCTAACACGGCCGCCACCGCCCAGCGCACCCTCACCATCACCCTGAAGCTGAAACCCGACGATACCCGGCAGAACATCGCCGTCAGCTGTGTGGCCAAGTCTACTCTGGCAGCTACCAATCCCGTCACCACATCGCTCTATGTGGCCGACGAGGAAACCATTGTGGAGATGGTACCGCAGATCCCTGGCCAGACGGCTATCGATGCTCCCGATCAGGAAGCCCCGCCGCTGCTCAAACTCATTAAAAACGCAGGATAAGGAGAATCCACATGCTGAAAGAATTTATTGCACACATCCAGAAGACCACCCAGCCGCTCATCCACGAGGTTGAAGGCGCCACCTTTGTGATCAACGCGGAAGGTGAATATCAGGAAATGCTTCCGTCCATTTTCCACCCCGATACCCTTTCTCTGAACAGCCTGGATGCCCTGATTAAGATGATCAAGACCGAGGCTCCCCGCTTTACCGAGGCCCCTCTGTACATCACCATTCCCAACCACCTGATGGTTCAGTGCTTCACCCAGCCCGAACCCACGGAGCGTTTTTTCCGCCAGTTCTTCTACGAGGTTAAGGCCACCGATGTCCCCGGCTGGGCGGAGAAGAACACCCTCGGCTTTGAGGAAGCCCAGATCGCCCTACGGACGCGCTTCCAGGAGACCCCTGACACGCTGTATGCGATGAAGCTGGTCAGCGATATTTCCCTGGGTGCCAAGGTCATTTACAACGACAATGGCATCGCCACCACCATTACCACCCAGAAGGGTGTTGCTCTTCAGACCAACGAGCAAATCAGGCCTCTGGTGAAGCTGCGTCCTTACCGCACCTTCCAGGAGGTTGAGCAGCCTGAGAGCATCTTCCTGATCCGTGTCAGCGACCGCGGTATCTCGTTCATTGAAGCTGACGGCGGTATGTGGAAGCTGAAGGCTCGCGAGACGGTCAAGGCATTTCTGGAGAAGGCCCTGGCAAAGGAAATCGAGGAAGGCGCCGTATACGTCGCTCTGTAAGAAAAAAAGCCCCAGGCAGGTGTAGGAGACCTGTCTGGGGCTGCCCGGTAAACATTACCAAGCTATCCACGCCTATCTTACTGGCAGAAAGAGAGTTTTGTCAATGAAAACCTCAAAAATCATTATCAAGAATCTGTTCGGCATCCGTGAGACCACCCTCGACGGGAAGTCTGTGGAGATCTCCGGCCCCAAGGGAGCCGGCAAGACCTCCGTGCTGGATGCCATCCGTTTCGCCCTCACAAACCGTTCTGAGCGGGACTGCATCGTCCACCAGGGCGCCGATGAGGGCGAGATCATCATCGAGACCACCACTGGTCTCTCCATCGACCGCAAGGCCCTGCCCGCCAAGTCCGCCGGCACGGTCAAAGTGCGTGACGGTTCCCTTCTTCAGACACGGCCGGCCGAGTTCCTCTCTCAGATCTTCACGCCCCTGCAGCTGAATCCTGTGGAGTTCACGCAGCTCTCCCGGCAGGAAAAGAACCGCGTGATCCTCTCCCTCATCGAGTTTGACTGGGATGTGAACTGGATCCGGGAGCAGTTCGGCGAGATCCCGCAGGGGGTTGACTACTCCAAGCATATTCTGGAGGTCCTGAACGACATCCAGGCAGAAAACGGCATCTACTTCCAATCCCGGCAGAATATCAACCGGGACATCCGCAACAAACAGGCGTTTATCAGCGACATCGCCAAGGATATTCCCTCCGGATACGACTATGACCGCTGGAACCAGTATCCCATCGGGGATCGTTACAGGGAACTGGAACGGCTGCGCGAGAATAATAGCGTGATCGAGCGGGCTAAGGCGTTCCGCGCCAATTTCGCTTCCAAACTCCGGGGGCTGGAAGGTTCCAGGGACGTAGAGATCGGTGCCATTGACCGGGATATTGCGGCCGAACGCGCCGCTCTGACGGGCAGTATCGAACGGATGAAGGCCGAGCTTCAGGCTGCCGAGGAGAAGCTGGCCCAGCTGAGCCACCGCCGTCAGGATCGGGTAGATATTGCCACCGCTAAGTATGAGGCAGCTAAGGCCAAGCTGGAAAAGGACGTCGGCGTGGCCGAGCAGTATGCCGACCAGGAGCCTGTGGACACTACGGCGCTGGCGGCAGAGGTTACCAATGCCGAGGAGATGCGGAAGCATCTGAATGAGTACCAGCGTATGGTGGCCATGCAGGCCGAAGTGCAGGACCTGACCGACCAGTCTGCTGAACTGACCCGCAAGATTGAGCTTGCCCGTGAGCTACCGGCAACCATTCTGGCAGAGGCCCATATCCCCGTGGAGGGCCTGACCGTGGAAAACGGGATTCCGCTGATCAACGGCCTGCCCATTTCCAATCTGTCCGACGGTGAGCTTCTGGAACTGTGCGTGGATATCTCTGTCTGCAAGCCCGGCCAGCTGGAGATTATCCTCATCGATGGCGCTGAGCGGCTGGACAAGGAGAGCCGCGAACGGCTGTATGCCAAGTGCAAGGATAAGGGCCTTCAGTTGATCGCCACACGCGTGACCGATTCCGAGGAACTGGAGGTGACAGAGCTGTGACTGCTGCGGAACGTTTACAGGCTGAAAAGGAGCGTCTCCTCGCAGCCACCGGCTTCTATGTCCCTCCTTACAGAATGGCGAACCTGATGAAGGCTGCGGCCAAAGTCATGGATATCGTCATTAAGGCAGACACCAATATCTGCTATGAAGAGTGCCGTTTCATTATGGCGATTGTGAATGCTGCTATTCCAAACGCAGCCGACCAGACGGAGGAAAGTAAACATGATGACGAAAGATAAACTGCGCCAGCTGACCGGCGATGAACGTCTCGGCCAGATGCGCGAATCCGAGTACCTGGGTGCCGAGGACATCGATGACGGCACAGAGCCGGTGCTCACCATTGCTGGCCTGTGGTACGGATCTGTGACCCTGCAGCGCGGCAAAGAAAACAAGGACGTTCTTTCCTTCAAGGAAGAGCGTGTCCCCGGCATCCTGCAGGTACGCCCGCTGATCGTAAACTCCACCAACCGCAAGACGCTGCGGAAGCTGTTCGGCGACGCCAAGGCGTCCACGCTGGTGGGCAAGCAGATCCAGCTGTATGTAGATCACAATGTCCGGGATCCGCAGGACGGCGGCATGACCGATGGCATCCGTATCCGGCCCTACAAACCTCGTGTCCAGAAGCAGGAGCCTGTGCCGCCCTGTACGGACTGCGGCAATCCCATCGAGGCGGCTATGGGGAAAAACGCTCATTGGCTGGCTGCTTATACGGTCAAGAACTACGGTGTGCCCTTGTGCGCAGCCTGTGCCCAGAAGCGCAAGGAAGCCGCGGCCGCTGCAGAAATGCAGCAGGAGGCCGAAAACGCTGCGAAAGTGCAGCAGGACAGCTCGTCCGAGAGTTTCACGGTGGACCCTGACACCGGGGAGGTGCTGTAATGGCCCTTCCTGTTGTCACTCCGGAGAATTATTACTCTCCTGAAATGAATATGGCCTATATGGGCTCCACGCAGTTTAAGGCCTTCGAGAGGTGCGAAGCGGCAGCGCTGGCGGAATTGAAGGGGGAATATCGTCCCCCTTCCTCTGCGGCTCTGCTGGTCGGCGGCTATATTGACGCATGGTTCTCCGGTGAGCTGCCACTCTACCAGGCGCAGCATCCGGAGATCTTCAAGCGGGATGGAACGCTGAAGGCCGAGTACGTCAAGGCCACCGAGGTCGTTGCCCGTCTGCAGGCAGATGATCTCTATTCCCTGCTCATGTCCGGCAAAAAGCAGGTCATCCGTACCGGCACGATCGCCGGCGTACCCTTTAAGATCAAGATCGACAGTCTGCTGGATGCGGATACCTGTGCAAAGATCGTCGCAGAATTTCCGAATACGGCCGCTGCGCTGGGCCTGTGTGACGGCGCCATTGTCGACCAGAAGGCTATGGCCAGCATGGAATCCGTGTGGTCGGCCGAAGATCGTTGTAAGGTCCCCTTCGTAGAATACTACGGCTATGACATCCAGGGAGCCATCTACCAGCACATCGAGGGCCACATGCTGCCCTTTGTTCTGGCCGTCGGCACCAAAGAGATGGAACCCAATCTCGCCGCCATGTACATTGATGACACGGATCTGGCCGCTGCTCTGGCGGTTGTAGAAGACAATGCCCCCAGATATCAGGCCATCAAGGAGGGGAATATCCAGCCCACCCGCTGTGAGCATTGCGCTTACTGCCGTGCCACAAAGCGGCTTACATCGATTCTCAACTACAAGGAGTTTTTCTAATGCTCAATAAGATCTTTCTGATGGGCCGTCTGACTCGGGATCCGGAGCTGCGTCATACGCAGAACGGTACCGCTGTGGCCTCGTTCTCGATCGCAGTTGACCGGGACTTCAAGGATAAGCAGTCCGGCGAAAAAGCCACCGATTTTGTGGATATTGTGGCCTGGCGCAGCACAGCGGAATTCGTGGATAACTATTTCAGCAAGGGCCGGATGGCTGTGGTGGAAGGCCGCCTGCAGATCCGAGACTGGACAGATAAGGACGGCAACAAGCGACGCAGTGCAGAGGTCGTAGCTGACAGTATTTACTTTGGAGATTCCAAGCGCGACGGAGACTCCGGCGGCACATACCACTCAGCCGGTAGATCTTCGGGGGTAAATGTCAGCGCAAGCGACTTCACCGACCTGGGTGATGACGATGGCGAGTTACCGTTCTGATGACACAGCGAACCAAATTAAGGCTCGTCTGACGATGGACGAAGTTGTGCGGCACTATGGCTTCGAGCCGAACCGCGCAGGATTTATGCGCTGCCCGTTCCATCAGGGAGATCATACCGCATCGCTGAAGATCTACGCAGGAGACCGCGGCTGGCATTGCTTCGGCTGCAATTCCGGCGGCTCGGTGATCGACTTCGTGATGCGGCTCTACGATATCAATTTCCGACAGGCCGTTCTTCGCCTGGATCTGGACTTCGGCCTGGGATTGAGCCAGGCTCCCCAGCTCTCCAGGGCAGAACAGTCGGCTATCCTGGAGGCCCGCAGGCGCGAGGCCGAGAGGCGATCTGTCTTTGAGCGGGAATACCACGAGAAGACGGTGGAGCACCGTTACTGGTGGGAAGTCCTGAAATATTTTGCGCCGACCAAAGAGGACGCCGCCGCCGGCTTCATTCATCCTCTCTACGCCGAAGCGCTGCGCCGTCAGCCGTATCTGGAATACTGGCTGGAAGAAAATTTGGGTAAGGGGGTGATCATGTGAAAGAGCCTGCGGTCTGGGAATATGAAAGAGAAGATTTCATGACAACTAAGCCCTACGAGGAGCTTTATCAATTCCATGTGCAACCATTCGTACATGCCACGCAGATGGAGTCCCTTGCGGCCTACGCTGTCTCGAAAGGATTCCGGGGCTTCAAGTCCATGTACAAAAAATACGTGGAGAGCCTGAAGGCTCAGAGCGGTACCCTCTACATCGAAAACGTTACCCAGTTTACCAATCAGCCGCTGGAACTTAACGCCGGCGAATGGGAAGCTGATGACCTCGGGATTCACAAAAAGAACGGCTTCAATGATGAGATAGCCTGCCCACACCCTATTATGCCGGTGGAGCGACTGGTGAATATTGATACCGGAGAAGAGAAGCTACAACTGGCATACCGGAAGGGAGCCGTCTGGAGACATCTCATTGTCAGCAAGACCGTCCTGGCCAGTTCCAACAAGGTGACGGAACTGGCAGGTTCCGGTATCGCAGTAAACAGCCAGAACGCCAGGACATTTATCCAGTATATCTCCGACATGGAAAATCTGAACTACGATTTGATCCCGGAGAAGAAGAGTATCGGGCGTTTCGGCTACATACCAGGCGAGGGCTTTTCTCCCTTTGTGGACGGCCTGATCTTCGATGGTGACGCCAATTTTAAGGCGATGTTCCAGACGGTCCAGAGCCGGGGTTCTGAAGCTAAGTGGCTGGAGACGGCAGCTGAGGTACGGGGCATGTCCATCACAGCCAGGATCATTCTGGCTGCCTCTTTTGCCTCCGTGCTGCTGGAGCCTCTGAACTGCCTGCCATTCTTTGTCCATCTCTGGGGCGTTGATTCTGGTACCGGCAAGACGGTTGCTCTGATGGTGGCTGCCAGCGTGTGGGGAGATCCAGCCGTCGGCGCTTACGTCAAGACCTTTGATGGCACCGTGGTCGGCATGGAAAAAACAGCCGCATTTTTGAACAATCTTCCATTCTGCCTTGATGAGCTTCAGCTGGCCAAGGACAACAAGGGCCGGACCATGTTCGACGTCTACAAGCTGGCGCAAGGCGTCGGCCGCACCCGTGGCAACCGTGCCGGCGGCGTGGATCTGACACCCACGTGGAGAAACTGCATCCTGACTACGGGAGAATCACCACTGACCGGAACAGCCAGCGGCGCCGGCGCTGTAAACCGCGTCATCGACATCGAATGCAAATCATCCCAGGCTGTCATCAAGGACGGTATGCGCATCTCCAATTCCGTCAAACGCAATTTTGGCTTTGTCGGCCGGAAGTTCGTAGATCAGCTTTACCAGCCGGGCGTGGTGGATCAGGTATCAGAGCGGTACCGCGAGTTGTTCCGGACCCTCAGCGACCGTGACACCACCGAGAAACAGGCTATGGCTGCCGCCTCAATCATTCTGGCGGACGAACTGGCCTGTCAATGGATCTTCTCCGGTACCCAGCAGCCATTGACGATTGAGCAGATATCAGAGTTCCTGGCATCCAAAGCGGCGGTGTCCGCCGGTGACCGGGGCTATAAATATCTGTGTGACTGGGTCACGCAGAATTCGAACAAGCTGTGCGGCCGGTCTGAGAATCCCAATATAGACGTGCTGGGCGCATTGGAGGCAGGACGGGCATATATCATCCGCTCCGTCTTTGAGCGCATCCTGCAGGACGCCGGATACTCGACAGCGGCCATGATCTCATACCTGAAGCAGGAATCCCTGATCGAGACCCGCGGGCGTGCCAACACCAAGGGAAAGCGTATCAATGGCATCCCCACGGAATGCTTCTGCCTGCGGCTGCCCACCGTGGAGCTGGATGACGAAGAAGATCCGGATGAATTGCCGCTGTAGTGTGGAACATGAGGAACATGCGTGGAACACAGGTTCCACAGCCCACAGCCCTTGCGCCGCAAGGCTTTCAACCACTTTTTTGTGGGGTGTGGAACTGTGGAACAAAAAATACAGCATATATAAGAACGCGTGTATATATGGACGTTTGTTCGAGTGGTATATATGTGCAAATTTCGTGGAAGTTTTCGAAAATTTTGTTCCACGGTTCCACGGTTGCCACGTAACCCTTGCGCCGCAAGGCTTTCAGGTGTGGAACACGAGTTCCACGGTGTTCCACGGTTCCACGTTTTTGGAGGAAATCTATGGAACTGAGAACTTATCAAACCGAATGTATTGACACGATCGAGGCGCAGCCGCCCGGCGCGTACCTCGCTCAGATGGCAACAGGCCTCGGAAAGACCGTTACCTTTGCGAATCTTCCCAGGCATGGAGGCCGAATGCTGATCCTGTCCCACCGTGAGGAACTGGTGGAGCAGCCCCGTAAGTACTTTGATTGCTCCTATGGCATCGAACGTGCCCAGCAGCACAGCCACGGTGAGGAGGTTGTCAGCGCCAGCATTCAGACGCTGGTGCGCCGGCTGGATCAGTTCGATCCGGAGGACTTCCGGCTCATCATTTGCGACGAAGCCCATCATGCGGCCGCCAGCACATACCGGAAGATCTTCGACCACTTCCGGCCGGAGAAGCTGATTGGTTTCACCGCTACCCCGAATCGCGGAGACAAGGTCCGTCTGGACACGGTGTTCAGCAAGATCATTTTTCAGAGAGATCTTCGCTGGGGCGTGCAGAACGGATACCTCTGCAACATCCATTGCCGCCGGGTGGATATAGGCTTTGACCTCTCTGCAGTCCATACCCGCCGCGGTGACTATGCTCCCGGTGAGTTGGACGAGGCCATGGACGGAACCGCTGATGCCATCGCCGAGGCGTATCGAAGCATGGCGGTAGGCGCCACGCTGATCTTCGCTGTCAGCGTACATCAGGCCGAGGAGATCGCCAAGCGGATCAAGGGTGCCGTGGTAGTCACCGGTGAAACTAAGGATCGAGCGTCCATCATCCAGGCCTTTACCGCCGGCGAGATCCCCTGCATCGTCAACTGCATGGTATTCACCGAGGGAACTGACATTCCCCGCGTCGAGACGGTCATCATCGCCCGCCCTACCCAATCAGAAACACTCTACGCCCAGATGGTAGGCCGCGGCCTTCGGCTCTATCCCGGGAAACAGCAGCTGGAATTGATCGACTGCGTGGGTATTACCGGGAAGACGTCGCTTTGTACGGCCCCGTCTCTGCTCGGCATCGATATGGCGAATGTGCCGAAGCGGAAGGAAACGGACATCGAGGGAGATCTCTTTGAGCTGCCTGAGAAGATCGCAGCGGCATCAGACTCTCCAGAGAGCTGGGTGAAGAACATCCACCTGGTAGATCTGTGGGCACAGGAGCAGAAGTATCAGACCCATGACGTCAACTGGTTCAAGATGCCGGACGGCTCTCTGGTGTGCTCGCTATCCAACAGACAGCGCATCACGATTCCCTGTCCGGATGCGCTTGGTATGGTAAACCTGGCAAGCGGCGCCCGCTGTGGGATGCAGGAAGCGCTTGATCTGGCGTACCTCACGCTGATCCGTGACCATCCCAATGATCGGATGTTGTGGGATCTGCAGGCTGTACGGAAATGGGGAAAGTCACCTGCTACGGCGAAGCAGCTGGAAATCATCAAAAAGCGCTGTAAGGGTTTTGACACCGCCAACCTCAGCAAAGGTGACGCAAGCCAGATCCTGAACAGGCTTCTGAATGAGCCAAAGAAACGGAGGGGCGCATGAAGCTGTATGTATCAAAAGCGGAAGACCGCGATCAGGTCATCGTAATCCTCGCCCGGAATGGGTACACCGTCCGTCAGGGCAAGGAGAAAGACCCGAAGAATAGCAAGACCGTGACCTTCGTGGAGGTGATAGAGAATGGCAAGTGAGGCCCAGCATCAGGCTTACGTCATCAAGTGGAGCCAGCAACCATCTATCCGCCGGCAATGGCCGGAGTTGGCCCTGCTCCATCACATACCCAACGGAGGTACCCGCGATCAGGTTGAGGCAAAGCACCTGAAGCAGCAGGGCGTGAAGTCCGGCGTGCCGGATCTGTGCCTGCCGGTACCGCGCGGCCGCTACCACGGCCTGTATATCGAGATGAAGACCGAAAGCGGCCATACCACGGCCGTGCAGGAATGGTGGGGCGAACGCCTTCAGGCGCAGGGCTACGCATGGCGTGTCTGCCACGGCTGGCGGGCTGCTGTAGCACTCCTGGAATGGTATCTGCAGCTATGAGCACCGGGTTCTCATTCCCCTGGGAGAAGGCTGCCATGCGCGGTGAGGAGCTCCCCGATGGCCTGTCCCTGCCGGATCAAATGGCCTATACCGCCCTGCGAAACACTTACCGGGCCTATTACGACAAGACCATTTCCCGTGATGCGGCTGCTGCTGAGAAGCAGCGAATCCGTCTCGCCTGGACACGAGCTGTCAGCAGAGCGGCGTTTGACCAGAGGCTGACTACCTACCATGTGAAAGTCATCCGGGAGACCGAGGCGGCCAAGAACGCCTTCAGGAAGGATCCGACTCCGGCGAATGCGCTGCGGCTCTGCAATGCGCTGCGGCTCTGCAATGCGATGGACGGCCTTCCACCGCCTGATACGGAAGGGAGCCTAACACCATGAGTGACTACCGGCATTGGACCTCTGATGAAGAAAAATACATCCACGACCATTGGCGATCACAGACCGACAGCGAGATGGCCGCTGCGTTGGATCGGTCGGAGGGTGCTGTACGCACCAAGCGCCGGGAGCTGCGCTGCTCCCCACAGAAGACCTGGACGCCGGAAGAACTGCAGTACCTGGAAGACCATTGGGGTACCGTGTCGATCCCCGGAATCGCTAAGAAGCTCGGGCGCACGGTAAACGCCATAAAAGTCCGGGTGGCCCGAATGGGGTTGGGTGGGATGCTGAATTCCGGTGACTATGTGACCTTCAACCAGCTGATGCGCGAGCTCACGGATAACAGCCAATCGTACAGCTACCAGATGAAAAGCTGGGTGAAAAACCGGGGAATGCCGATCCATACCAAGCGCGTGAATGCGTGCAGCTTCCGTGTGGTCTATCTGGAGGAATTCTGGGAATGGGCAGAGCAGCATCGAAGCTTCATCGACTTTTCCAATCTGGAGCCCCTGGCGCTTGGTAAGGAACCGGACTGGGTAGCAGAGCAGCGCCGCAAAGATTATCAATCCTTTGCCTTACAGCGGAAGGATCCCTGGTCTCCGGACGAAGACAACAACCTGATTCGGCTTCTGAAGCAACAGAAATACGGATACGCAGAGCTATCCGAACTCCTTCGTCGCTCTGAGGGGGCCATTGTGCGACGCTGTAGAGATCTGGGCCTGAAGGAGCGGCCGGTGAGAGCGGACCCCCACCGGAAGGGCGGCAGCTGGAGCGATGAACAACACCAGATTCTCGCCGACGGCATCCGCCACGGAGACAGCTACTCCGTGATCGGGCGTATGATTGGAAAATCAGAGAAGGCCCTGCGCGGCAAGATATATTTCACCTATCTGACGGAGGATGCTGATAAGGTTCGCGCCATGCTGGGTAATGGCCTGTGGGGGGATGGAGCGCCGGAGCCCACCGTAACCGGAAGAAATAGGAGCTAAGCTATGAATCGAGAGGAAATTTTGAAGTGCGCGAAGATCTGTGTCTGTGGTGACCGCGAGCAGGATTACGGAAGCCCGGAGAACAATTTCGAATTGATTGGAGAACTCTGGGCCAGTTATCTGCGGAAGAAATGCGTTACTCCTGATGCAGATTGCTGCATCCTGCCGACGGACGTGGCCGCCATGATGGGCCTGTTCAAAATTGCACGGATCGCCACCGGCCATGGAAAGGCGGACAACTGGGTGGATCTTGCAGAGTACGCTGCATGTGGCGGAGAATTGGAAGGCGGCGGAGACAAATGAGAGATCAAGAACTCGTAAATGAGCTCCGCCGGCTGAAGGTCGAAACCGGGAGTCTCGCCTGTCTGGGCTGTGGCTATGAGCATAGCTGTGGGATCCACGGGTGCGCGATTATAATCGCTGCTGCTGACCGGCTGTCGGAGCTTCCAGAGGAGGAGCTGTGATGGCAAAGGTGGACAAGCCGGAGATTGGAGCAGAAATGTACGCCGTTTTTGAGCATCTGTACAGCAACAACTCGGCCCCGGCGAGAAGCCTGAAGGAGTATTGCGTCTGCAAGGGTACTGTGCGCGGCTTTTACACCGGGAGCTATACAGATGTTTGCATGCTGTTCAGGGGGCCGGAAGGATGCCCGCTGTTAAGTTACTACAAACTGGAGGACATCGGCAAAAAGCTATTTTACAAGGCAGCGGATGCCGCCGAGTTGGCCAAAAGCATGACCGAGAAATACGAACGGATATGGGGCTGGATTGGGGCTCCAGAGTTCCCCATGGCCAGACCGTGGGAGGATTTATTGGAGAGGAAAGATGACCGCACGCCGGATATGGAAATCGAAGGCCGCGGCTGAAGGAGGAAGTCATGAATATCACTATTGCTTCAAAACTCATGGAGTTGTACGCAGCCTGCCCTAAATGCGGCTGCGAGGTAATCGGGAACGGAAAAGGCTTGCTGGAATGTGATACCGCCGCCGGCTTCTTTAAGCGTTCCTGTGGCTGTGGCTGGCACGTCGAGGTCACAGAGGTAATCACAGAGGGATCTATGCCCGAGGATCCTCCGGAGCTGCCGGCCGAGGATGAGGACGAGCCTGAGCCCGTGGCCTTTGCCAATCCGGAACCCGAGCCGGCGCCCGAGCCCATTTCTGAACCAGAGCCCGTGCTGGAACCAGAGAAGATCAGACCGTGGAATGGGTTCGTACATATCCGTTGCGAGGCTTGCCACAAGGAATCCACGACCTGCCTGAGGACGCCGACCGACACCTACATCTGCAAGGAATGCGGACATGAGATGCCGCTTCCGAAGGCGTACCGTGCCTACACCAGATGTGAGTGTGGCCAGAAAGGAGCCTATCTCACCAATATCACGGACTGGGCCTTTGACATTCCCTGCGTCCGCTGCGGCTCCCCCAATACCGTGACCTATAACCCGGGGCGGGACTGCTACGGCCCCGTCGGCAGCACCCAGCGGCGGACGAAACCACGAAAGAAGAAATGAGGAGGTAAGAACGATGAAGCGTGAAACCTATCAGCGAGGTCTGCCCGGCGTCAAATGGGGCATCTGGAATTGCCAGAGGAAGTGCTTTCAGTTCAGCATCTGCGAAGATACTCCCATGTTGGCTGAGGCTCGGCTTTACCAGAAGATCGGTGATGACGCAAAGAAATGGCGCTTTGAACCGAGGCAGCTTCCGGGCAAATATGCAACTTTTTCACCCGTTTTATAATATCCGTTTTCGCCCCCATTTTTATGTTCAAAAACCGAATATGCCGGAATGACCATCAAACCATTGCAGGGACTATATTCCCGAGCTGCTGAATCACCAGTTTTTTACCTAAGTTATAGAAACCTACGGTAAAACTTTTTTGACACCCAACAGATTTCATAACTTTTTGAGCGAAAAAAAGTTCAGCAGCTAATTTGTTTCTCTGTTGGATCAGGCCCTTGCGACAGTAAGGCCCCAGGCTCTGAGCCGGATACATGACCTGTCTACTATGTATACCCAACAGACGGGCGCCGAAATAGTGTCTTACGCCGGCCACGGCGGAAGCACTTTTTCGGCGCCACACGGCTGCAGACTGACCATGCACAAAACACCCAGACAGTTTTGCGCTGCCGGATCACTACCTGAATCTTCCACCCCATTGCCGGGGCAGTCGGCCGCTGTAAAATCACTACCGATTTCTGTACCCCCGCCGAAACACTTTTTGGTAGTCTGCTCCGACTCAAAAAGACCCTGCTTTAGGAAGCCACCGGATCCATACCGGAATATGTGGCCCCTGTGCCTGGTTTTCAGACGCCCTCAAATTGATACCATTTTTCAGGCGCGGTTTTTATGAGATTCTGGTATCCCTTTTTCCCATCATTTTTGCCATGGAGGTATGTATGAGCACGCTGAAGGAGATGGCCCACGAATACAAGGTCGCCGCCGCCAAGCTGGCTATGGCCATTGAGCGGCATAAGAAAGAGGGCAATCTGACGCCGGATGAATTGAATTCGCTTCGGGCGGCATTAAGGGATACCCGTGCCACAGCACATCTTCTGTCCGGCTATTACGATACACCTCGCCAGGATGACGGCCTTACGCTGCTGGGCATGACCGCAAGGAGGACGCGCGATGACCATTGATGAACTGAAAGCCAGGAAGCGGGAACTGATGGCCCGGAAGAAGTACGAGCTGGAGCTGCAGGAACGCGGCGAGGGTGACAACTTCGCCTTGTTCATGGTGAATGAGGAGCTGCTTGACGTCAACGCCCAACTGCGTGCCATAGTTCCGGCCGGGAAGAGAGTGCACTTCGGTCGCAAAGGACGTGCTTCGTCCAGCCTGGACGCTTATGCGCAAAACTCCGGTGACCGGCAGCAATTCATCAAATGGGCCAGGGCCGATGTGGATGACGCTGCTGAAGAGGCCAGAGCCGAACTCAGGAAGATGCTGCACGGTGGGATGAAGTCCGTCACCGGCCGTCAGCGGGAGATCCTTCTTCTGTACGCCGATGGGCTTACGGAGACAGCCATCGGTGCTAAGCTGGGCGTACATAAATCCACCGTCTGCCGGACGTTGAAACGGGCGAAGAAGAATGTTGCCAGCGTCGTTGAAACCCAGCAGAAAGTTGAAGCGCTGCGGGATGGGAACCGACTGGACATGACAGATCCGGGTGTTGTCAAGCTGCTAATGGGCGCGCTGACCACACACCAGGCCACATGTTTTTACCTGTACTATGCGGAATGGCTGACAATCCGTCAGATTGGGGGCCTGCTGAACGTAGATCACTCTACCATCTGCAGGACAATTAAGCGGGCCGTCGCACGGCTCAATGATGTTCTGGGCGGGGTCGTAGATATCCTCGACAACATCGAGGGCATGGACGACGTGCTGTTCGTCATCTATTGCGGTTTAAGCGAAAAAGACGATGAGCTGCCGCCTGCGATCCGCGACATTCTGCCGAGGAAATCACTCGGAGCACACCCTGGCCAGAGCAACAAGGAGCGGTGCCAGTCCGTAGTGCCGGAGTTCCAGATCCGTGGGAATCCTGGTACACGGCGCGGATCGGTAGAGTTGGATCAGCACGGCTATCTGTATCAAGAGCTGTATGAGCAGTACCGAAACGTCTCAGAACAGCGCGCCGGTAAATGGTCGCATCCTATTGCACGGTTGCTGGTGAAGGTGTTCCAGACTTTGTCGTGGCCGTTCAAATACTGGGGCCGAGGAGTGAAATAGCTGTGGTGCAGGAAAACGGCTTTCCCAGAAGGCTGCAGATGCTACGAGAAAAGCGGCGTCTGAGCCGGCGCACGTTGGCCGAGCTGTGCGGCCTGAGCGGAAATATGATTGGCATGTATGAGCGTGGGGAAAAGGCTCCATCTGTTGATGCTTTGGTTCGTCTGGCTGATTATTTTGGGGTGTCAACCGACTATCTTCTCGGCAGAAAAAATTTTTCAAGTGAACACCCACGGTGTGACTGAGGCTCAAAAACTGTGTTATGGTTTTATTGGGCCGATGTATGAGATCCATAGGATGCCTCCTTTCTAACCCGCCGACGCGCTGAGGCGGGCAGAGTATCAGCGCATCAGACATGAGGCCAGACCTTCGGGGGAAGGGTCTGGCCTTGATGCCTGTTAGGAGATGGTTAAATGCTGAAATCGTGTAAGTATTGCGGGCGAATCCATCCGAGAGGATACATCTGCCCTAAGAAGCCGAAGCAGGCGAAGCACCGCAACAGTAAGACGTCTGGGTTCCGCAAGACGCATACCTGGCAGAAAAAGCGGGAACAGATCGTACGGCGTGACTTCCATCTTTGCAGGGTTTGCAATGAGGGAAGCTACGGTGTCTTCGGAGTGCCAGGGCTGGATCAGGAGCTGTCGGTGCATCACATTGAACCGCTGGAAGAGAGATTCGACCTGCGGCTTGATGATGGGAACCTTCTGACCTGCTGCAGCAGGCATCATCGCATGGCTGATGACGGGGACATCCCGAGAGACTACCTCCACGAGCTTGCGGAGGCATCCCCCCGGTGGGATTGAGGTCTCTCGGTGGATCCGTGTCAAGACCAACAGCGGCCCCCTGAATAGGATGAAGTTTAGAAATGGGAAATTGCCCGCGAGGCGAGAGGAGGGTGGAAAATGGCAAGACCGAGCAAGTCGGTTCGCGTGAAGACCGGCGCGATCGCCAGCGATGTCGAAGCAGTCCGGCAGGACGTGGAGGACAAACTGCGCGGCGAGAACGTTCCACCCGAGCCGCCGGCAGATCTGACGGATGGACAGCACGAGATTTTTCAATTTATCGTGAGCGGTCTGGTGGCAAGCGACATCCTCGGCCAGCTTGACGTCTTCGTTCTGGAGAGCACGGCCGTGGCCATTGACCGCCTGCGCTATATCAACGGCCTGATAGACGCTGATCCGGGACTCGTGATGCACACCGGCTTGCAGAATGCCCGGGCGAAATATCAGAGCGACCTGTGGCGAGGCTGTAATGAGCTATGCCTCTCGCCCCAGGCCAGGGCCAAGATCGGCTCTCTGGCCGCGCAGAAGCAGAAGAAGGAAAAGGACCCGCTGCTGGCGGTCCTGAGCGACGATGATTGACCAGAGCCGCGCCTATCAGTATGCCAAGTGGTGTACGCAGCGCGGAAACCGGAAGGTCGGCAAATATGTGAAGCTCCAGGCGAAGAAGTGGCTGAGGATCGCCGACGGCAGGCACAAGGATGCCTATGTCAGCGAAAAGGCATACCGGAAGATCTGCAAGCTGCTGAAGCTGATGATCCACCCGGACCTGCATTGCTCCATGTACGATGGGCTGGAGGATTACGCCTGGTTCCTCATTGCGGCCGTGTTCTGCACCCGCCGCCGGGAAGATGACCGGCGCTTCTATCAGACCGCCATTCTCGAGATCGCCCGTAAGAACTTCAAGACCTTCAACTCCGCAGTCATCTTCATTCTGGGGATGCTGACGGAGCCTCGCTTTTCCCGTTTCTTCTCCGTGGCGCCGGACTTCAAGCTGTCCTCGGAGCTGCGGTTGGCCGTGCGGAAGATCATCAAGGTCTCGCCGGCACTGACAAAGTATTTCAAGATCAACAGGGATATGATCACCTGTCTGATCAACGAGATAGAATATACGCCTCTGGCGTACTCCAATGACGGCATGGACGGCCGTCTGGCAAATATCTTCCTGGCCGACGAGGCCGGCGCGCTGGACAGTTACCCTGTGGAGGCCATGCGCTCCTCCCAGATCACGCTGGTCAATAAGCTGGGCATCATCATTTCCACCCAGTACCCCAACGACAACAACGTGATGATCGACGAGGTCGACATTGCGAAAAAAGTCTTGGATGGAGTGCTGGAGAAGGAAAACGTCTTCGCATTGCTCTACGAGCCGGACGATGCGCTCCGAAAGCGGTGGGAGACGGATGACCTGGTGATCTACCAGGCCAATCCCGTGGCCGTGAACAACAAAGAGGTCTTTGACTCCATCAAGGATCTCCGAACCATGGCCATTCTCTATGAGAACAAGCGGGAGAACTTCCTCTGCAAGCACTGCAACATCATGTATAAGGGCCTGGGCGTCGAGGGCTATATCGACGTGCAGAAGGTCAGGCGGTGCAGGGTGGCAGAGGATTTGGACTTCTGGCGCGGCCGCCGGGTGTGGGTGGGGCTCGACCTCTCCCAGTCGGACGATAACACGTCCGTGGCTATGGTGACGGAGGCGGACGGCATGATCCATGCCAAGGTGTGGGGCATCCTGCCGAAAGATCGCATCGAGATCAAAACCAAGAAGGAAAATGTGGATTACCGGAAGCTGATCGCTGCCGGCAGCTGCTTTGCTGAAGGCGAGGGGGTCATCGACTACGGCTTTGTGGAACGATGGATCCTCGGCCTTGAGGAGAAATACGGCGTCGAGGTCATGCAGGTAGGCTATGACCGCTACAATGCCATCTCCACCGTGCAGAAGCTGGAGGCAAACAGCATGGAATGCGTAGAGGTCAAGCAGCATTCCTCTGTGCTGCACCCACCCACCAAGCTGCTTCGTGAGGCAATCCTGAAGAAGGAATTTGCCTACGACGAGAACCGGCTGCTGGAAATCAACTTCCAGAATGCGCGGTGTACAGAGGATACGAACCTGAATAAATACGTGAACAAGAAGAGGTCTGCCGGCAAGGTGGATATGGTCGTTTCCACCATCATTGCCGTATATCTGATGCAGCAGGCCATGCTGGACAACAGCGAGCTGGACTGGGGCATCCAGGTAATTTGAGGCGAGGTGAGAACGATCGGACTCTTAGATTGGTTTAGAACAGAACGCCGCTCACAGGAGCAGACGCTGGACGGTTCCCAGCTGGACACAGCTCTCCGTGCGGCGCTGGGCGGCAGCGCGGTGACAGTACGGTCCGTTTTGAATATCCCTGCCGTAAGCGGCAGCGTCGGCTTTATCGCCGGCACGGTGGCCTCCCTGCCCATCCGGCTTTACCGGAATAAGAATGGGCAGTCCGAGGAGGTTACAGACGATTACCGCCTGCGGCTCCTGAACGAGGAAACCGGCGATCTGCTGGACGCCTTCCAATGGAAATGCACCCTCGTGCGGGACTATCTACTCCCCGGCAACGGCTACACCTATGTGGACTGGGTCAGCAACCGCATTGACGGCCTGTATTATGTGGATCCGATGCAGGTCAGCGCAGAGATCGGCGCCGACCCCATCTTCAAGACAGCGCGGTTCTTCATAGGCGGCCGCAGCTATCGTGACTATGAGATCATGCGCATACTGCGGAACACCCGGGATGGCGTCACCGGCTCTGGCCTCGTAGCAGAGAGCCCAATCCAGCTGGAAACCATGCTGAACGCACTCAAGTATGAGAACCGCATGGTAAAGACCGGCGCAAAGAAGGGCTTCCTGAAGGTCGAAAAGGACAAGAAAGTCTCGCAGACGGTGCTGGATCAGCTCCGGAACAGCTGGCGGAAGATGTACGGGCCTGATTCGGAGGAAACCACGGTCATCCTGAATGACGGTGTGGACTTCAAGGATGCCGGCCAAACCGCCGTTGAGACCCAGCTCAACGAGAACAAGCAGACCAACGCCCACGAGATCTACCGCATTTTCAACATCGCTCCGACGATTCTGGAAGGGGATGCGACGGCAGAGGATCTTAAGAACACGGTGCGGTTCGCCATTGCGCCGGTGGTGAAGGCTCTGCAGCTGGCCATCAACCGCTTCTGCCTGCTGGAGGCTGAGAAGGGCGTTCTGGCCTTCGAGATCGACATGGATGCGCTGGACGGCACGGATATGCTCGCCCGGTATCAGGCTTACGAAGTGGCCATCCGGAACGGCTGGATGCAGCTGGATGAGGTCCGCTATGACGAGGGCCGCAACCCGCTGGGCCTGAAATTCATTCGCCTTGGTCTGGATACGGTCATTTACGATCCGGAGTCCAGAATGATCTATACGCCCAACACCAAGGAATGGGCATCAATCGACCAGAAAGGAGGAGGTGAGCCGATTGCAGGTAGAGATCCGAGCGGATAAGAAAAGCATGACTGTTGGCGGCTATGTCAATGTGGTGGGCCGCGATTCCCGTGTGCTGCACGATAAAACGGGGCCGTATGTTGAGCAGATCATGCCCGGGGCATTCAAGAAAGCTCTGGCCGCAGACAGCAAGGTAGAACTGCGCTTCAACCACAAGAAGATCCTCGACAGCGAAGACTTGGAACTCCGGGAGGATAACATCGGGCTGAGGGCCCACGCTGTCGTAACTGACAGCGAGGTCATTGCCGCCGCCGAGCAGAAAGAACTGCGAGGCTGGTCTTTCGGTTTTGTGAAGCAAAAGGATCATTGGAAAACCGATGAAGAAGGTACCCGCCGCCGCTTCGTGGACGAACTGGAACTGAGGGAAGTCTCCATCCTGGATAAGACGCCGGCCTACATTGCCACCAGCATTGAGACCCGCGACGATGATGAGATCCTTGTCGAGTTCCGCGCCGATCAGCCGCTGGAGGACGGCGTGGACTACATCCGTCAAACTGAAAGCACCACGGAAACCAAAACCACTACCCTGACGCCTGGGGATGAGAGCGTTATGTTCTGCGCCCAGAAGACCGTAGAAATCTACAAAATGAGAAGGAGAATGTGATTATGCCTTTCAACCTGAAAAAGCTGACCGAACGCCGTGTCGAGCTGATGACTCAGCTGGAAAACATGGTGAAGAACTGCGAGACCGAAACCCGCGCCTTCAATGAGGAGGAGCAGACCCGGTACAACGAAATCCTGGCCGAGGTTCGTTCCATTGACACCACTCTGGACGCTGCTGACCAGGGCGCCGCTCTGCAGCAGATGGAACGCCGCGCCGCCGGCGGCCAGGAGGAGCCCCGTTCCCAGGAGGAGCTGGAAACCCGCGCCTTTGAGTGCTATATCCGCGGTATCGCCCCCGATGTGGAGACCCGTGCGGCAACCAACATGACCGTCGGGGACAATGGCGCAGTCATTCCTACCTCCATCGCCAACAAGATCATCGAGATGGTCAAGGAGATCTCTCCCCTGTACCACCTCTCTACCCATTATGACGTGGGCGGCACCCTGACCATCCCCAGCTATGACGAATCCAC